ATATAATTTTAGCTTTTACAATTTTATTTTCATAATCAGTGGCATTAAATAACTTATAATTGGTATCGTCATAGTAGATATTATAAAATAATCTATGTGGATTATTAATTGGAGTATGCTCCAAAGTTTTAGTGTCAAATATATGAAATCCTCTAGGATCATTCACATCATTCCAGAACATCTCATATGGATTGCCAAGATAAAATACTTTTCCATCATTGGAACGGGTATGGAAATGCCCTGAATAAACTTTCTCAAATTTATCAAAAATTCTAACATCCATACCATTTTCCATCATATGCCCACGAGTTGCCTGAAACCCATTAAGTTCTAGATGACCCATAGCAATTTTGGCTTTAGTTTTTTTGATTAACTTCTCAGTATCCTCAAAATTTTCAGAGTTAATCCAAGGTAAAAGAAGAATCTTTAATTTATCTATTGTAAGTTCTTCTGCTTTTGTATAAACTTTTATATTAGGATAATCTTTTAATAAAAGTTCTGGAGAATTTACATAATTGGTATTCTTATAATAACAATCATGATTGCCAATAGTAAGATAAACCTTATATTTTTTAAGAGGTTCTAATACAACTCTCTTAGACCACTCTAATGTTTGTAAATCTATTGCCTTACGACTATCAAATATGTCCCCCATATGAATAACAGTGTCTATCTGATGCTCCTCTAATGAAGGAAAGAAGACATCACGATAAAATAGTTCGAAATAATCATGAAGATACTTAGAACCCTTTCTAGCCCCGTAATGGGTGTCTGTTATGATTGCGACTTTCATCGATTACGATATTGAATGTTATCTTTAATAGTATTGTATTCTGCATTAGATCCAGATAATGAATTGTCATCCACTACCATGACTTCATCAAATCCAGTCTTCTCAATAATCTTTGTTTTAATATCCAATTGTTTTTTCTCTTTCTGTATTCTTCTTAAGAATGCATAGTGTATAATTTGAGTAAAGTATGCAAATGGATTTCTAGACTTTTCTGGATCAAAGTTGTGAATGTATTGCACACAGTTTTCTATACCATCAGAAATCATATCCTCACGAAACATGTAATTAACAAAGTTCGGTTTATACGACAAATGAGTGGCAATCTTTAAAAAACACTCACCAAGATAGTTCGGTATGGGTGGTTTACCCTCCCATGGGCCTGACTTTGGAGGTTCTTTATCAGGATACTTCTTGATAAATGCTTCTCTAGCTATAGCAACTTTTCCTCGATAAACAATCATTGCTTCCAGCAACTCTTTGTTATTTACATAGTGTTCCGTTTTCTTTCTAGGCATAGCATAATTTACCTTTGCTTTTATATTGATTTTATTATATCACAAAAGTATGGCCTTGACAAGGTAATTAAATGTCAGTAGAATACCTTTGTGAGGGTTGATGGGGATATTAGCTCTCTTTATTTTGGTTTAAATTAAATAAAGCTTCTAGTCTCTTACGGGCATCCTTTACAGAAGATATATAACCCATCTTAGAATCAAGAGATACTTCTCCGCTTGAAGGTATATGTGGAGGGGGAGGAGCTTCTGGATCTCCAGAATTGTAATTATTATAGATGTCAATAATTCTTTGATTATTCGTTTCTGTTATTGTTATAATTTTATCCAATTTAATCATAAAAATATCTTCATCCGTTAATTCTATCCAAGGTTTTACCTTAATGAAACTTGCATTGGCATAATTATTCATTTTAAGTATCAAAGGTTTTTGTAATATGACAATAGGATCATTATCATTATCATCTACAGACACCAAAGCCATCACCTCTTCCCCTGAGACCAGTTTTATTATTGCATAAAATTCTTCTTCCATTAGTTTTTAAGTGGGATGTTGACTATATCATAATTGAAATTTTCTTCATTATAAACTTTAATCCTTTCTATTAAGTGATTTAAAGTATAATTTTTTCTTGATTTGTAACTAATATCGTCAGCAATGTCATAGAGAGTTGCTCTTGTTTTATTATCTCCCTTTCTGAGGACTCGTCCAATGGATTGGAGATTTCGTATTCGTGATTTGGAAGGAGAAGCAAAAATAACATTATGGAGGTTTTTTATATTAATACCAGTGGAAAATGTACCATAAGATGCAACAATAATTGCATTATTTTCACGTTCGGTTATTTGTCGAACTTCTTCTCTATCTTGAGTATCTACTCCACCGTGAATAAAGAATACACGACGATTTTCAATAGTATTATTATTATTTATTAATTCATATAACGGCTCACCATGTCCTTCGACTCTGGCATAAAGTATGAGTGTATTTCCTTTTAAATCTAAAGCAAGATTTTTAATAAAGTTATTTCTACGATTATGAGTAATAATATACTGAACTTCCTCCTCAAAATTCTCAAATTTATTTGGTGGGTGTTTTAATAGAAGCACATTAATATCCAATGTAGCTAAATGCCCTTTCTTCATTAATTCATCAGTTTTAATAATCTTATAGGAAGGTCCAAACAATCCCTCCAGAACCCATTTATGTGTCTGGGTTCCGTCAAGAGTTCCTGTGAATCCATAACGATACTTAGCATCAGCAAGTTTAGTCATTATAGATATAAGTGATTTTGACTTAAACTGGTGAGCTTCATCCCCAATCACGACAGAGAATCTCTCAAAATACTTTCTGGGGAGTTTGTAGATTGATTGCCACGTAGTGATAATGACTTGAGAGTCCGTCTCTCTTTCTTTTCCAGCGTATATCTTATGACAAAATGAACCAACATCCCATCCGTAATCCGCAAAATCTTTATACATTTGCTCTACTAGCGAAGTCGTCGGAACAACTATCAGAGTACTTTTACCAGTCTCAACAAAATATCTCACAATCGAATATATCATCAACGACTTACCTGATGCAGTTGGGGATATCAACAGCTTTCTATTATGCCTTAGAGCGTCGTATACTCCCTCTATTTGATAATCTCTAGGTTTATGTTTCGAAATAACTGTCATATAATCCTTGACACCTCCTTTCGAAATCATTTCATTAACTTCGAATGGTAATCCATAATGTTTATTATCTCTAAATTCGTACTTATAACCATGATCAGTACAGAATTGTATTACCTTATCTAATAATCCTACATATATTTCTTGTTTCTGAATATTAAATAAACGAATCTTTCCATCCCAAAATTTCTTCTTGTATGCTGGTGAAAACTTTGCACCAGGTACCTCAAAAGTAAACTGATCTGCTAATTCATAATAAACATGAGGTTCTGCTTGAACGTCCAGAAAGACCTCATTCTTCTTTGATATAACCAAATGTGACATAACATAATGTTCATTCAGAAATATTTATCAACTAAATCCAGACTGGAATTTATGCCATTCGATGGCATTTTTTATTTGATATGTTCTGTTAGAAATATTTCTGATAATTTCTTCTAAGAATTTTAGAGTGGTATCATAATATCTTATCTTGAGATCAATCTTAGATAACCTCTCATCTGCTTCTAAATGCCTCTGTATTGCGTCCTTTTCCCTAACCTTATATGGAAATGGTTCTTCTGCATATACTTCAGGTTCTGCTTTTCCAGTATAATAATTATATCTTTCTAACCTTGCTTTACTGTATTGTTCTCTTGCTTTCTCACGCAATAAAGTAATCGTATTATAGACAGTATAATACTTCGAATGTAATTGAGGAATTTTTAATGATTCATCATGTAGATTATCAGGGTCAATGACAGAATCTTTCTGCCACATCTCCTGAATTTTGTCAAGATCCATAATAAAAGTTTAATTGCTTATAAAGGTGTTCTCCCGTCTGGGCCAACGATGTCGTATATAGTATACTTGAAATTAACCTCTGCTGTAAAGTAGTTAATATCAGTATCAGTTGCTTCGAATTCTAAAGAGGTTAATGATGTAGGAAACATATTACTGAATTTTACAATAGCAACATCTCTATAATTGCTATTTAAAATATGTAAAGATCCATCACTAAATGCTTCATCATTATCTCTACCACCTTTATTATCGGTAGTAAGACTTATATATTCCTGTGCTGTATCTGGAAAACCCAATCCTGTTAACCAGTTATGAATTGCCATATAATTTTCTAATTCTTCATCTACTAAAAATCTAAGAGAGAAATCACCAAACTCCAGTTTATCACCAGGAATATCAATATTCTTGAGATAATTTGGTTGTGAAGCAGTTCCCAAAGTAATTTCTGGTATTCTTGCAGAATTTG